TATATTCAATATCGGCAATTTCTGATAGGTTTGTTGCACCTGGTAGTGTTGTGATTGGGTCTGGTGCCGCAGGGTCACGTACAGGGATAAAATAATCTTGGTCAACCGCCATTTGGTTGAATCTCATATCTACGTTACCTGTTTTACTATCAACAATTTGTTCTCTTTTAAACTTGTTGGCAACACGCTGTACATAGGCTTCAACATCATCGTCGTTCATGTTTCCAACAAACACTTTGAACATTCTTCTTTCAGGTGCTCTTGATGTACGATAAATCATCATCGCGTCTTCAGACAATAATAATTGTTTCCAAATTCTTCTGGCTTTTTCTAACATAGAAGTCCCATAAGGAAGTTTTCTATCATCACCCAATAATCTGAAGTGAGCAATTTCCCATGATTGGAATTCCATGTTTTTGTTTTTCCAAGTGAAGTGTAGTGCCTTTCTATCTTTATCAACTTCTTGTTTTACGTCCGTTGCAATTTTACCACTCGCACCTACCTCATGTCTTTCAATTTCAATTGTAGGTAATTGTTGTACCCCAACAATTCCTTTTTCAGGGTCTAATTTCAAGTAGACGAAGTTATCACCATATTTACACGTGTTTCTTGTCCACATAGGTAAATTGGTATTGATATCCAAGGCGTTATTAAATAAGTCAGCCAGTACCCCTTTAATTCTCTTTGATTCAGAATAAATCTGAAGAATGAATCCATCCTCATTTGTTGTTGTAGATTCTTCTGCGTAGATGTCTAATGCAGCTGAAATCTCAGGAGTATACTCCATTGATTCATAATCGTACTGAGCCGACAATCTTGTTGGCTCATAATATATCGCCTGTGAATAAAGGTTGTTCTCAACCTTTGTCCATTGATTTGTTAAATAATATGTTTGTTGTGCTTGGAGTTTTTCCTTTTCGTATTCTTCTCTGCTTTTTGTGCGTAAAAGTTCCTTTTTATCAAACTTGAATGTTGGATAATCTTGATTTAAAAGTGAATTCGGTCCAAATGTTTGTGACAGTCGTTGCCAAACCGTCATGTTTTGTTCTGCCATATTATAAGTTTACTTATTACCTTGATAATATAAATAGTTATTTGGCACCAAATAACCACCCATATTTTTGGTAATCGGCTTTAGATGCCCCGTTGTTCATTAAGTTGGGGTCTCTCCCCATTTGAGGAACCATTGGATTGAAAAAATCCGAAGTATTCTTATTTTCACTCATGACTGTTGACCATGAATTCAACATTGCCTTTGTGTGATTAACAACCTTTGTTAATGATTGGAAAGATTTCTCAGCAACGTAAATTGCCATAGACATTCCCATGATACAATCATCGTGTTGCCCTTTTTGATGGTCAGGTCTTCCATTAACGTAAATAAACGTATTCATCTCATTATAGGTTCTGTGTGAGTATATTTTGAACCCATGTCTAACAGCTTCTTCAAACGCGGCAATAATTTGAACTCTTTTTGAGTTGAAATTTATACCAGGAATTTTCTCATTCATTTTTGGGTCGTACTTCCATTTGTTTGTGGTATCAACACCGTCAACATAGAAACCTCCTTGATATTGTAGTTCCTGCATTTTTCTTGCGGTAGAAACTCCCATACCACCTGTAATGTCTATAACACAATACGCATTATACATGGAACCCCATTTATAAGCAATTTCCGCCAAAACGTCTGGTGGTATTTTTCCGACGTATTCAAAAACTTGTTCCCTCTCATCAAAATCAATAATTTGTATGGATGAAAAATCTTCTGAATCTCCTCTCGAAACGTCAACACCCATTACATATTTGTGTCCGTTTACAGGTTCTTTGAAAATCCATAAAGCATTACCCATCAATTTTGCTTGAGGGTCTCTCAATTGGTTTTTGGCAATATTCTGCATTAAGTCAGAATCAAATACGTTATCTCCTGAACCCAAAAAGTTACATTCCAATTCCTGAGCGACCTTACGTCTATCGTATTTTAATTTTTTAACCATACCCTCAAACCACGAAGAACATGGTTTGTATCCTTGTCCAACATAATCCTTAACTATTGAATGGTCTCTTTCATATGGGTTATCCATAGATAAATCAATCAATACGTCTACAGGGTAATCATCTCTATTCAAAAGGTAATGAACTAAGTCATTTGTTTTTACCATGTATAGGTCTTTTGTATAACGAGGGTCTCGATACCAAAACATCTCAGATATTTTGAAATCATTCATACCTCTTAAGGCTTGGTCATAAATTTCATAATAGATTGGGTCGTATCCATTTGGTGTTGATACAACGATAACCTTACCACCCGTTGAAAGTGAGGCCATACACGCTGACCAGAAATCTCCGTCAGCTTCAATAAACGCCGCCTCATCAAAAATAAGAATGGTTGGGGTATAACCTCTCAAGGCATCCTTAGAGGTTGCAACCGCTTTTACTTCACATCCGTTATTAAGTTTGAAATGTCTTTGTGAGTTTTTTTCTGCGGAGAATCCAATTCCAACCCAGTCAGGCCACTGTTCGGTAAAACTTCTAACCTTGTTTGCCATCTCCATAGATGTATCTAACTTGTTGGCAATGATTAGAATTTTCTCAGGTTTTTCTTTTCTTGCAAATGCAAGTTTTTTTGACGCCCAAGCGGCAGTTACAGTTGAAACACCCGCCTGACGATATTTCAGGGCAATGTTTTCATTAAACTTTTCGTAATCTTCTAATAAGGAAACTTGGTCTGGAAACAAATCCAACGGAACATACTTGGAAACAGTGTTGTCGTATGTTTGTAAATAAGTACGAAGTGCGTAAGGAGTACTCCTCATACACTTCGTATATTCTATAATTAATTGTTCTTTAGTCACACATTTTTTGTTATTTCGGTCTCGATATACCTAAACCTCCTAAGAAATCATCAAGTCCTTCATCGTCATCCTCATCATCTTCAGAGTCATCACCTAAACTACCCAAGAAGTCATCCATTTCCTCTTTATCGCTACTTGACTTATAATCGTCATACTCTTGTTTGAGTGTCTTAGCTTCTCTCATAATCTCTTCGAATCTTGCAGTTGCTTTTCCAACTTTTGATTCGTCTTCAGAGATAGCAAGTCCAATTATTTCTAAAAACTCTTTAGCAGGTATTTGGTATAGTACTGTATGAAACCAGTTTATTAGTCCTTTGTTTTCCTCTGAATACATTTCATCAGGTAACGCAAATCTAATTTTTTCAACTATTTCAGGTCCAATTCTAAGTTGCATTGGTTCGTTAGATAATAAATCCACTTGTCCCTGAACTTTTTGTCTGAGTCCAGCATCTTGTGGAAGTCCGTATCTACCTTTAGATTCTTCCAAACCTTTGATAATTTCATGACAAAGAATTGGGAAAATCATTCCGTCTGCAACAATTTTGGTATCGGGTTTTTCTTCACCTTCTTCTCCTCCTTCGTCACCTTCATCGTTATTTTCTAACTTAACCTTACCTGCAACACCTTGTCCTGTTTGACTCATCATTTCAATCATCTGTTCCATACTGAAGTATAAAAAATCATTGATTGCCATGATTCCTAAATAATCCCTATATAATGAAGGATTAATCGCATCTAATCTGGCTTTGATTTCAGGTTTTTGGAAAATATAATGCCCTTTCTTTGCAGCTCCCTGTATAATCGCGTTTATTATATTTCTTTTATGTTTTTCTAATTCTAAAACTTCTTCATCGGTCAAATCCTCAACGTCAAAAGATGGAATTTCTGGCATTTCATCTTTTTCTTCTTCGTCTTCAGGTTTTTCTTCTTGATATCTGAAGTCTGAAGTATCAATACCTTGTCTATTTAATCTAGCTTCAATTTCAAACCAATCCTCAGGAATTTCTGTTTCTTCGAGAGATGCCTCTTTCGCCAACTCTTCTAACTCCTCTCTATGTGCGGCTTCGATTCTCATTATTGATGGAAGTTTTCTCATCATTTCCTGATATATCATACCTTGAACTTGTTTAGAACTGATGTCTTGAATGCCTGTCACATCTTTCAACTTGTCGGCAACTTTACCAAATCTTGAACTTACCAATCTTTGTACATCTTGAGCACCTTTTTTCATTGCAGGATTTTGAGAATACAAACCCTCAGGGCTTGCCAATTTTCTCTCCAAATTTGGGTCCATTCTTTCAGGTCTGTTCCCGTAATCTATTTGTTCTTTAATCTTTGCCATTCTATTTTTTCAATAAGTTTAAAATTACATCAATCACTTTATCTTTAGCATCCTCAGCTGAAACTTTCTTAGCCTTAGGAGCTGGTTGTTCACCAGGGTTTGGATTTTTACCAGGATGTGCAGGTCTTTGTGGTTTAGTACCAGGTTTTGTTGTTGGTTTTGTCACAGGTTTTGTAGGTGCCGTTGCTGGTCCTTGTTCTCCCATTTCTCTTTTAGAATTAGGTGCTGGTTGTTAACCAGGGTTTGGATTCTTACCAGGGTGTGCAGGTCTTTGTGGTTTAGTACCAGGTTTTGTTGTTGGTTTCGTTTTTGGTTTTGATGGAGCAATTGATGGACCACCTTCTACCAAATGTTTTATTAAATCTCCTTTAGTTATTCTTGGAGGTAAGTTTTTTTCTACGATTTTCATAATTTGAGATTCAAGATACAAAGATACAGGATTTTTTCCTTCTCCCAACTGTTTCTTTACTTCTTTTACGCATCTTTCCCACTTTCTCGATTTTTTTGGTCCTACTTGAGAATGACAAATAGCCCATGGGTTTGGTTTGTTCTTTTTTTCTTCTCCCACCATTTTTCTATCGTTATCAGTATCATCATCCATTCCGTCTGGTGCAATATCTTTTTCGTCATGTGGCATTTCTTGACCTGTGGCGTTTTGCATTGCATCCGCACCTAAGGCGTCGTTGTTGTCTAAATCATCTTGTTCAGACATTTCACTTTCTTCCGCTGTAACCATAACTTCTTTAGTGTTAGGGTCTTGAGCAATCATCATATTACCAACTTTACCTCCTTTGGGTCCAACCTTATACATTTTTTTAGCAGGTACCTCAGTAACTTGTTCTGAGATGAATAA